AGATTACAAATAGATAATAAAAAAACCCGCACTACTGTGCGGGTTATTTTGGTGGTGCAGATGACACAAAAGGCGAACCTTTTCCAATATGTCAATCATAGATACCCACTTCGACTGATCATGCCTATATAAGACAAAAGAGCCTACCAACTAATGGATAGGCTCTTATTTTATAATTCAAAGGTGCTGCGAATTAATTCGGACACATTCATATCTTTGCTCTGTGCAATTTCCTTCAATTTAGAAAACTCTGCATCATTAAGAGATATCACTCTCTGCTTTCTACGATTTTCTTTGCCTACTGTGATAGGCGCTCCGGCTCCCTCACGATTTCCACCCCATGTGCTTTTGCTCATATGATATATCTCCATTTCTTTTGGCAATCTAACATTTTATTATTTTTTTGTGCCTCTTAGATAGTTGAAATCCGATGTTGATAAATTGGCTGTATCTACAAATATAGATTTATCTTCATCGCTCGCCAAAATATACTCGCCTAATTCAGAGGAGTAGACTAAAAATTCTACATCAACGAATTTCACATCAATTTCCGAAAAATCGACCTCGTATTTTGCTCTCAGAGGCTCTTCAAACAACTTCGGAATATAAATCCCTTTGATATTGTTTACAGGCACCTCAGAGGCGATATATTCGACATATTGCCCTTTATTGGCATCAAAATCATCGATTTCATTCAAAATCGCATCATTTACATCGACTTCAATCAATACAATGCCATAATGCATGAAACTATCGCCTTGATTTAGTGCCTTGAACAAGTAAACATAATCTTTGGAGTTGTTGGAGCGATTTCCATCGCTCCAATTATCATTTCCGGTTTTGCTGATTGGCAAGATGCCATCTTTCAATATGTTATTCAAATCTAAGATATCCACATTCTTGAATAGTTTCACGATTTATATCCTCTTTATCTTAGTTAATGCCTTTGATTGTTTTAACTTTCATACCTTGCATAGTCCAACTACGATATACCATCTTGATTGTTTCTAAACCCTTTAATTCATTTACAAGGTCTTTCAAACCATAACCCCGAATAGCAGATTCATAACCACCCATAACAACGATGTATGTGCTGCCATCTTTTTTGATTTTGATATCTGTTGTATTGTTGATAGTGTTTAATTTGTTTTCTAGTTGTTTGCAAGTTCTAATCATTTTTATATCTCCTTTAGTAACTCTATACCTTTATCTTGATTATATTATATATCATATTCAAGATAGATGCAAGTATTTTTTTCAAAATTTTTGCAAAAAAAAATAAAGGGTACCTACAAATCTGTAAGTACCCTTATTTAATCAGCATAGTTCAATCCATGTGTCCACCTTCACATGGTAAGGAGATTATGGATCACCTCCACATTATCGATGCAATGCACCAACCAAGAATAATGCTGCGTTACTTATCGCCCAAGTATCACGCTGCCTTCTTAGTCGCTTTTCTGTATCATGGTTTCGCTTGATTTCGTTCTTCAATTCGTCTAATGAGGTCGAGGCTTGCTCTAATTTGTTCGCTTGCTGTGTTAGAACTTTCGAGGCTTGCTCCAACTCTTCGCCCTGTTTCTTGTTGATATCCTTCAAGGCGATTAAGTCCTTCGCCCTCTCTTCGTTGATAATCTTCAATTCTCTCAATTCGCTCTCTTGCTTGACCGTTAAGGCTTGCGCCTCGGTCAATGATAATTTTGAGTTGTTGATTGAGTTTTCGGCTGTCATCAAGCGCTCTTTGAGTTGATTCCAATCGCTCAATTGCACGATTATAGTTGGCTCTTGCGGTGAAGTAGCCTCTTGCGAGTTGGCCAATGCCAACGAGGAGCAGCACACAAATAGCACCAATAATAAGGCGCTTATAAGTAATCTGCTGTTTAATTGTTTCGATGTATGTCTTTGTTTTTTCATACATAATAACCCCCTAATCGAGATCATTCCATCTTGCATCATATCCACGCACGTCAACGTGGACAAAGTCTTGGTAATAATACTTACCAATCCCATCTGCACCGCATTCCTCTGCAATTTTGGCCAAATAGTCGACATCAATCCCATCGTAGGTTATGTCGGCCGCCAAACCTTGCACATGATAAGAGTTTTTAACACCGCCAACCTCTTCATTGTGTTCCTCACAACGATATCCGCTATTGATGTACAATGGCACCCCTAATCGCTCACGGATGGCATCGAGTAAATCCACCAATCGCTTATCGATGATATGGTCTAATTTATTGCGACCATACTCATCGACTTCATGTCGGTGGCAATTACAAGCGAACTCAGAGGAATCAAAATATTTGCCTATCTCCATAGTATTATCCTTTCATAAATAATAAGAGGGCAGCTATTCGCCACCCTCTAAACCCTATTTTTTCAAAATACTGTCAACCTTACTCTGAACTAAATCCAATAGGCCTGAAATTGTAGCATTCCCACCGTCTCGCATATTTTCGAGGATGGAAAGGAACTCCACAGAGCCAAGATATAGCCAAACAAGATTGACTGCGAATGCGTAATTGCCGGCCATGAAGTCGAAACACCATGCTCCGGCTGTAGCAAGGCAATAGGTAAGAACTTTTGTGATAAACGGCTTTCGCATATGCTTGGATGATATCAATCCTTTGCCCCATGCGGCCGGAATTGCGATATATTTCGCATATCCGCTTATATTCTCCGGTTTTGCACCCATATCAACCAACATTTGATATCCTATCGCTGACCATTTAGTCAAAAGGTCAAGAAACACCAACACGATGAAAATGCCCAACACTTGAATATGTTTCAAGCCAAGCATATATATCCCCACTTCGGCCACAACTGCAAGTAAGGCCTTGATGGCGAATGATTCAGTCATCATTCGCCAAGCCTCTCCCAAGAAGTGTGTAATTTCCGCCATGTGTTCCCCTTTTTACAAATTATAAATCATCTACTGGCCCACTGCCGTTAATATATTTATGTTCGGAGTCAGACCATTCAATTAGAGTGTGATTGAACACAACATCATGCACACCATATTGCAATGTACCGATTTTAATAGGGAATCTAAATAAATAATCATTATTGAATGTAATATTTTGAGGTTTCTCGACAATAATAGGAATATCGCCAATTGTATTGTTATTATTATCTCGGAAACTTCTTTCCGAGATTTTGACATTCACATTTTTGCTCGTTTTAACTACTACACTATCAATTTGAGTTACCAACCATTTACCAAGCACTTTAAAAGCGTTGTATCCTGTGAAGTTTGAAACATCAATTTCCAATTTGCGACCAAACAAGGAATATCTTACTCCATTTTCCTCGAATGTATCATCAGCGTTAGCATGAACCTCTACACCTTTAATTTCTGCGCTGCCAACTTCACGATCAGCCAAATCATAATATTTAACCAAGATATTAGCAACTCCGAATGGTGCGATAGGAACACGCATATTGTCGCTTTCAAACACACGTTTCTCGCCACCATCAACAGAAACCTTGAAGTGAGGTTCACCTCTTAAATCGATGAACTCTTGACCTACTAAAGGCTGAATATATTCGATTGGCTTGTATGTTACATTAATGGAATCGCCAAACAATTCAACCAACTTCGCAAGAACTGTTTCAACACTAGAATCTGCAAGATATACATTCTTTTGTTTGAGCAATTCTGCTGCTCGTTCAGCGCTTGCCGGTTCACCTTTTGGGCCTTGCTTGCCTTCTTTACCTTGTGGGCCTTCAGGGCCTCTATCACCTACATCACCTTTAGGGCCTCTTAGGCCTTCAAGCAAGTTGAAAATGGAATCTTTGTCTAATTTTAAAGTCAATGTGCTATCTGCCATGATTATTCTCCTTATTCATGCATTGAAATATCCGGAATTAATGTGATTTTACCGATGCCGATTTTAATGCTGTTGGTATCGTTGAAAATGAACGCATCATACATCAAATTCCGGCTGATTAGGTGTTTCTTCGCTGACTCCTTACCAAGCAGCGTGAATGTGATTCTTTTATCCTCGATTGTCGGCAACAATTCAAAGATAACTGCCTCATCATGCCTTTTACGGATTTTGCACACACCTTGAAATCCATTGAGAGTCATATCACTATCAGATGGAACCTCATAGATGATGCGGAAATCTTGGCCTTGATGAAGTTCAAAATCATGTTTGACCATAAGCCACCCCCTTGTGAATTAAAACTATCGCCTAATTGCTATACACAACACAAATAAAGTGCCAATGCCTGTAGTAACTAACCTACCATAATTAGTATCTCCGCCGGTAATAGAGGCCGAATAAGCTGCACACTTATCATCGTAATCGATGCCGGCATTCACTCCATGATCGTAGCTTTTGTGTGAGATAAATTTAGAGAATTGAATTTTCAAATTAGTAGGTTTGTAGTTATAGCGGCTTTCTTCTCGTCTCCATTCTTCTCTTGTAGGAGCCTTTTGCTCTATGTTGTAACCTACAGGAATAAACGTGCAATCCGCTCGGTTATATCCTTTTGGAACAGGGCAATAATCTCCATGTCGCACTTGGAACACTTGAATGTCGAGATTCTTAACCTCGAAACCGGCTTGATAGATCGATTGAGCATCAATTCTCGAACCTGTAATATTGGCACCTACGATATTGCCATTCGCATCAATTTTGAATGTATTGTTGGCATTCTTGAAGGTAGTTCCTGTGATGCTGCCACCTTTTAATGAACCGATGTTTGCGGAAATTGAGGATAAACTATCCACTTGCATATTTCGAGCAGTTACGCTGTTAGCTTGGAGCATCTTATTGGTGATTATATTGTCATCAAATAATGCTTGCCCTGTAACGTGGAGTAGTTTGCCATCAATTCGTGTGCCGGCCGGTGTGAGGTTGATTCGGCTTATGAGTTCCTTGCCATCAAGTTTCCCAATCGCTTGCGTAACCTTCAATTCAAACCCTTGTGAGATTTGGGTTATTTGAGAAGTTACATTCTTATTGAGGTCTGACAATGATCGTTGATATGCATTTGCTTGGTCGATGATTTTGCTGCTCAAACCATTCACATTGGTTTTTACAGTTCCCATCTCGCCCTGTAAGGCCTTAACAGCCTTATCCATAGCATCAAGTCCAAGTGATTCCATATCTAGTAGTGCCTTATCGATTTTGGCTTTTACAGTTACATCGATTGCATCTGTTCGAGGGCCTTCGCCAAATATATCAGTAAACGCAACACTTACTGAATACACTCCGGCATCTAATGGAATACTAATCACATTATTAGGTGTGAAATACACTTTGGAACCGACATAAACATTCATGCCTTTGCATCCAACAGGAATTGACTCTGTAGATACCCCAATGCCATTCATACTGCCAACCGCTTGCACTTGGCTCGGTTTCTTAGGTTGTGGAACATTATAGGTTACTTCGGAAGGTGCGCCATAGCCTTTTGATGGGTTATGTGCATATAGGTACACTTTACCGCTGCGATTCTTCAGCACCCCACTATAGGTTGTGTTATTGCTGCGACCAATCAATCCATCAGTTTGGCCAACCTTCAAATCAAGCCGGAGTTCATAGAAATCGATATCCGCATTTCTAACCTCTAGCCAATTAAAGTGTGCCATGTCGCTGAACGAGATGGAGAATCCTTGCGGTGCGTTTGGCACCTCTGTTTTCATCGCTACAGTAATGCTCTTTGTGATGCCTTGCGATGTGTTACCATGCACATCCTTAACCTTCAATTTCACTTCGTAAGTATGACCTAATTCGCAGCCACTTACTGTGATTTGACCATTGCCGGAACCACCATATTTCCATGTGCCACTCGGCTCACGATACCACAATTCGACTGTGTCCAAACTATTGATTTGTGGCACATCAAACTGAGCCACCACATCAAAGGAAAGGACTCCGTTGCCTATTTCGTAGTATTTAGTGAATAGAGTAAGATTAGACACTTCCGGAATGTAATAAGGCACTATCGTATATTGATAAGATTGAACCTCATCAAGACCTTGCTCATTACTTCCAAATAAGTTCATCGATGTAAATTTAAGATATATTGTTTTGCCAACATCTTCCTTCCGATACGGATATCGGAATAAAGCCTCATCTACACGAACGAACCTTTCATCTGCATTGTGATTGATTGCGTTGGTACCATATTGACCTCGAACCAATCCTTGCAGCGTGTACCAATTATTAGGATGTACTTCAACATTCTCATAGCTGAGAGCCTCACCATTCACCCAACAGAGTGTATTGCCACGCTCCGCATCAATGTGAGTGCCACTTTTCAAAACACCTTGATTGATGACTACATTGCAGAAATTACCATTCTGAGCAAAGCCATATTTCGTGCGGCCCATTCGAGCCTGTTGCGAGATATTGCCTATGCGTTGATATGTTTGGTCATTGTCAGATACCCACACGGAGCATCCACCCCAACTACTTGGAGCATTTACCCCCACAAATATCTGATTGCCACCTACATCGCCAACAGTTTGGAATATCGCCACATCATTGACACTTGGAGCCTCTTGATTGTAGTCCACGAAAGGTCTTTCATTCTCATGCACGTTGTATTTAGCCGGAGCATATGTGCCGGCCGGCTTGCCTTCCGCTGTCAGTTCGAGTTGCCCATCGGCGGCCTCGTTTACTGATGTGATCACAACGATTTGATGGTCTAATTGGCATGATTTGTCGGTGAGTGTTACCAAATCACCAACCTCTAATGCACAAAAGGCCCAATCTAATCTGAATGTGTATTGCGTTTTAGCATATAGCCTTTTCATGGCTAATTGCTCGGCATAATACTGCGCTCGTGCTTTCGTGTAGAGATAATGCGCTGTTTTCTTGGATGCCGGTTTCAATCCGTTCCGTTGAACATCAGCCACCACTTCGAAGGACACAGTTTCCTTCTCATAGCTATTTGCACGATTAATGAACTCAACTGTAGCCTCGTTATAGGCCTCACTTGAATCCTTTCGCTTGTACAAGATAAGTTGACCATCAGAGCCGGCAATGAAGTCATCTGCGGTTAAATCATATTGAATTTGGTTTGCCGGTGTCCAATCTCCGATAGGCTTATCGGCTAATGGTACAATCTTCAATCGGTCAGTAGACCAAAAGACCAAACTATTAGTGATTTCCGCAATATCATTGATGACTTGCTGTGCTTTCGCACTCTTCTGATTTGGTGGTGTGCTGATTAGGATATCAGCTGCCTTGCAGTATGCTCGGAAGTTATCAATCCCATCAATCACTACATCAGCGCCAACAGATTGCAGCACATGGACAATGTAATCAGCCGGATTCACATCGACTCCATCACCTGTTTCTAATAGCTTGCCTTGAACCTCGAAATTATACTGAGGAAGGCTCCCTCTATCCCCTAAATCGACTACACCGGCCATATATGCCAAGCCACTATAAGGCAATGCCTTATCCGGATGTTTGGATAACATATAAGGCCACGGAGTTTGACCATAATCACCTTTGAAAAGTGTGAGTTCAATTTTCTCATTAGGGTATTGGTAAACCTCTTTATCTCGCCATACTTTACCGATGCCCTTGATTGGGCCTTCGCATAAGCCAATGGCTGCTGCTACAGTATAAGTGTAGGTAATCTCGGTATGTTTCGAGCCACCGCCCTTGCCTGTCCGTGTAGTGCTTTTGTGTTCGTGTGCAGTGAAATCCTCATAATCAATGATATTCCCACTCACACGAGTTGTGCCTAGAATCTCCGGCACCACCTCGCCATATGATGCGGTGTTGATTTGGAAATCGGCAATCATATCGGCTCTGTTTGTGGTATTTCTACCTCTACTGAATAAGAACCCCATCTTATTGCTCCTCTCTGTATCTATAAACCGCCCTCAAACGAGGTCTGCCCTTCTTATCGAAGAACAGAGTATCATCTAATTTTGAGTAAATAACCCCGTAATCCACAAAGGCATGAATCACTAGGCCATCACCCACATATATGGCACCATGACTGATACATCTGCCATATTGATAGAGAAGGAAATCACCTTCCTTGATTGGAGAGGTCATATCCACCTCATCTGCCACTTGCTGAACATATTTGAGATATTTCTCCTCAGAATGATGCAAGTGCCATTCATTAGAATAATTTTCTATTTCAAGCCTATCCGCTCGCATCACACCACTATCAACTAATGCTGCAACGAGCAAATAAGAACAATCAACACCCACACCACGAACCATTGTGTTATTCATGTAAGGAGTGCCTAGCCATTTCTTGGCAGCCTCTGAAATACGCTGCCCAATGCTTAAATTACTCATCGTATGCTCTCCTTCAATGGCACATAAGGTGTTGCCCTGTTTCTGCTGAAATTATTGAATTTATTCTTACAGTCATTTGCTGTCTTATCGCATCCGGCAAAGATATAGAATGTATCTCCGACCTTCGGTGCGATTTCGAGCGCACTCATGTAAACGATCACACCATTATCAGACTTTAGAATCTGAGTGGATTGTCCGGCCAATGGGCCTGTTATCCAATCAATGCCACCGGCAGCATAATAGCCATTAGCGAATGGCACATCAATGCGAATTGCATTTGTGCCGGCTAATGCTGTAACTTTCCCTTTCTTGCGGTAGTTGTGGATATCAACTCCGCATTCTTTGGAATAGATACTGTAAGGGCATTGAGGATAATATCTGCGATTCGGATATTCGATGTTTAGCTTTTGCACGATGGACTTTACATTCAGTTTTAATGTGAGGCCACCGCCTTGCGATACCTCACACAAACCTGTGAACAGACCAATAACACCGATGATTTTGTTTGCATCATCAAAGAATGCTCGTTTGAGCGTGAACTCTGCTCCATCAAAACCACCATTGTGTGCTACTGCCATAATCGGAACACCGCCAATCTTATCTCGTTCATCAGTCGAGATGCTAACAGTCATTTTATCCACACTAACTGTGCTATTAGTTGCAATCTTATCACGCACTATAATTGGGCCATCGCCTTTATAGATTTTAGAATCATAAGACACACTCGCCTCAGATTCTGACCAATAATAAGAAACCCCACTCTTCAATCGCAACTCGTAGAGATCGCAGCTATTAAAGTGTTTCTCATTATTGAGGTGAGTCCTTAGTGCCTCACTAACTTCTTTCATATTTGCTCCCCCTATCGTGTAGTTACTAACTTGAATGATTTGGATTTATACAGGTTTGTGTAGACATACTCAGCTGTCATATCTCCGCTGAATCGAACGAGCCAATAATATGTGTAGTCGGCTGTGATTACGGAGTTAGGCGCAACTGTTTGACCGGCTGCCAACCTAATCACTCCTTTATCACTAACCGCTCTTATTGGTGAGCCATTGGCATAGAGTTTCAGATTCTCAACGTGATACACAGGTTCGAGATAATCACCGAACTTGCGAACAGCTTGCCATGAGCCATCTGAACCAACACCAAGCCGAATGCCCTTCTCGGTGTTATCTTCCGGATCTAGCCAAAGAAATGGGATTGTGCCACCCTTCACTTGTGAATAGAACCCCATCAACTCCTTGTATTGCTCCGGAGTTAAGACCTCAAATTCAGTTGTGATGGTGTACTGAGGATAGTTCCATGTGGTCATGGTTCGCACCTTGCCACTTCCGGAAGTCTTAACCTTAGTTTCCCACTTCTGTGCTTTGGATGATTTCCACCCTAATGATGTGATGTTTGGAAATTTTTTATAATCTGCCATAATCACCTACCATGTGCCTTCTGTTCCAATGAACTCTCTATCTTGGTTGACCATGAATTGTCTTAATGCCCTACCGCCACGAGATTCAAGGAACGAGCCGAAACTTTCGGAATCGATAGCACTCACATTGAATGTGATGCCACCTCTTGCACCTTTACCACCGCTTGCATTATTGATGCCTTCGCCTAATCTGTCGAACACAGTATCAGACAATGGAATTACAGCCTCTTCATATCTACCCTCACCAATCTGTGCGATTGTTGGGCCATATGCTAGACCGCCACTCGCCATTTTAGGCATAGATTTTGCATCCATAAAGCTGCTAAAACCACCGCTGCTCACAGAGTTCAAGGATGTTGTAGTAGCCAATCCGGCCGCTGTTGCGGCCTGATATGCGGCCATGCCGGCAGTAGAACTCATGCCGAATGTAGCCATCGCCATTTGTTGGGCCAATGTTGCCCATGCCGGTGTTTGGGCCTTAGCTGCTGCAATGCTCGTTGTAGTTTGTTGAGATTGTAGCATCTTGCCAAATACAGCCTGTTTCACCTGTGCTGCAATCCATTGAGCCACGCTGTCAGCGATAGTTTTAAGGATTGCCTTGCCCATGTTTTGGAAAGCCTGTGTTACAGACATAGTGCCTTGTAAAAGACCGGAGATGCCTTCTTGCATCTTATCGATGCCGGCACTCATGGCCTCAAACATCACAGCCTGTCCATTCCAATGGCTATCCATCACAGCCTGTTGATATTCTTCCATCAACTGCTTGCGAAGGTCATAGTTCTGTTGCATAGCAACATATTCATCAGTCAATGCAGCTTGTAAGGCCTCGAAGTTCTGTGTTCGCATAGCCTCATCAATCGCCCATTTCTCATCAGCCAATGTGCGATGTTGCTCTAATGCCTTTTGCATGAACTCTTGATTCTTGGCCAAAATCTCAGCATTCGCTTGCTCTGTGAAAGCAATTCGACCATCTTCCATCACGTCAAAGGCGATGCCTTTGGCTTTAAGAACATCGATATAATGCTGCTGTGCCATTTTGTCCATTTTGACAAATTCATCAGTCATATTCGCATATCGGTCTTGGATTTCATCAATGGCATCTGTATAATCTTTTGCCAATTGCATTGCCGGAGATATGGAGCCTGTAGAGTCCTTATCTGCTGTAGCAACAATGAAATCCTTCTGCATATCACGAATCTTGGTTTCGATGGAGCGGAGTTTAGTGAACTCCTCTTGTTTGGCTTTGATGCGTTTGTCTGTGTAAACCTCATCAAGGAGTTTTAAATCCTCTTGATAGTTTTTGTTGGCTGCCTTAGATTTTTCGAGTTCCTCACGTTCCTTCTTATATTGCAATTCAATCAATTCCACTTGATTGCCTTGCATTTCTAGGAAGGATTGAAGGATTTTCTCATGAATCTGCTTGGCCTCTTTGGCAAGATCTTCACCCTTGCCTTTACCACCACCGCCACCGCCTTTGCCACCTTTACCGGAGCCGGCATCGGAACCACCGCCACCGCCACCGCCTACATCAAGACCACCACCGCCGCCATCAAGGCCGCTTGTGATTTGACTTGCGATATCAACACCCTTGTTGACGATATCTTGGGCCACATCGGCTGAAATTGTGTCAACTTGTTGGATTGCTGTGAATGTGCCACCGAAGAACTTTGCGACCTTCTCGCCAACGCTGTTGAGTTTAGCGATGAGCCAATTCAAAGCCTCGATGATTTTATTTACACCCCACACAGCGGTGTGAACCACACTCGACCATACTGCCGACATGGTTTCACTAAATCCACCGGCTGCCGCTTTAGATAATCCAAATGCAGCTGCTAATGTGGCCAACAAACCAACAACAATTGGGATAGGGTTAGCCATTAATACAGCATTGAAAACCGCCTGTGCAGCAGATGCCAACAATGTGCCTGTACGAAGTGCAGCATACAAACCACGCAATATGGATGCACTAGCCGATAATCCGACCATCAATCCTGTAGTTACTAGAATTGCAACACCTAGCGCAGTCTTAGCAGCTGCCCACGCTTTCGTGGCCGCAGTTGTAACAATAGCCGCTGTTCTATATGCAAGTGTTTTCACAGTTAGCGTGGCCAATATAGTGCTATGCGCAGCTACAATGGCCCTCTGTGCTATAAATGCAGCGGTTACACCAATGATTGCTGCCGCCACCACAGGCATCGATGTTGCAACTAATGTCGCAAAACTTTTGATGATGTTGGCTACTGTAGACACTACCACCTTCATCGAGTTAAATGCTGCTGAAATTAAACCGATGGACACTTGGGCCACCGCTGCAACTCCTCGAATGGCAATGCCAACACCTTCAAATGCAGCCATGAAATCGCTACTTGATGTAATGCTTGCCAACTGCTCCAAAACAGGTGTGAAGGCTTGAATAAATTGATTCTGAATGCTTTGTCCTATGTCAGCGAATGTCATAGGGATTTCAGCGAATTTCTGATTCGTTTCCTCAGCACTTCCATATAATGCATTTTTGATGATATCCGCTGTAATAAGACCTTGTGAGGATAGTTCCTTCAATTGACCTACACTCATGCCCATTTCTTGGGCAATAGATTGAGCCAACATCGGAGCATTCTCCATGATGGAACGGAACTCATCACCTTGCAACTTACCACTCGCCATCGCTTGGGTAAGCTGATACATCGCACTTGTGGCCTCTTCAACGCTTGCACCGGAGATTTTGAACTGCTTATTCAACTGTTCAACGAAGAATATTGCCTCATCATTGGAACTGAACGCATCTTTGGCCAACATATTCAGTTTGGAAACGCTATCAGCCATTTCAAGATATCCGCCACGAGATCGTTGAGATGCTGCATAAATTTTATCCATGATTTCCGCAGTTGTTTGCGAACCATCATTGATTAGGTTGATGCGTGAGCGAATCTGTGCCATTTGGTCGGATAAGTTAGCTGCCCCAACAGCCAAATCCTTCACCGCTGTGGCTGCTACACCAATGCCGGTGGCTGCTGCTGCAATCTGCAAGCCTTTGCCAACCTTATTCATGGCTCCCTGTAAATCTTGCCCAAATACCTTCTGAGCCTTTGCAGAAATTTTATCGAGTTCAGAGGATATATCACCGCCGAGTTTTTGCTTTGCCGCTTGTGAAACCTTATTCAAGGCCCTTTCGGCATTGCTACTATCGGCGCTTATGGTTACTTTGGTTTCAATATCTGCCATTGTCTAAATCTCACCCCCTTCTGCTCTAAATTCTTTGATAAATTGCTCTTCTAGTTGTTTCTTTTCGAGTGCGGTCATTGGATATAGGATATCGATGAAATCCTTCGGCTCTACACCTTTACCCTTAGCCAATTGCGTATTCATAATATTGGACACCCAAAAGGCTTTGTTTGTGTCCGCTATGCGTTGCCTACGCTCATACCCCTTCACCATCTTATTGAACTCCATAGGCTGCAAGTCCATGAGTTCCCACGGTTTCAACTCTAAAACACTATAAGCAATTTCCTCAGCGTATCGGAGCCATTGAGAAAAAGAGGGGAGCGACTGCTCCCCATCTAGTTTTTTGGATTATTCTCCGATTCGATTGCTAATTTGTCAGCATCGGTCATTTCGTTTGGGAACATTTGATAATAGAGTTGAGCGCCAAACACACCACTTGCAATCAAGGCCTTTGTAATAGGCAATTGAATTGCTGCAAGTGTGAGATTTTGTTCTTCATCCTCTAGTAGTTCGCCAATCAGTTCCATATATTTATTTGGATTTCTGCCATATTGTTTCATGCCAATCGCATAGCCGGAAATGATGCAGTTGATAGGCCATTGAACCATAGTCAACAATTCACTCACAGGCTTGCCAACAGCTGCCTCAAATTCCATAAGTCGCTGCATATTGAACATAATATATTCGCCATGGCCGAATAGATCACAATTAACTTTTTTCATCAGAGTTTCTCCTTAGCGCTAAAAATTTATATCGAACAGAATTGGTGATTAACCACCAATGCCGGCCGGTGCCGGTTGTAATTCAGACAATGGGCCAATGCCATTCAATTCGCCTTTGTAAGTAGCTACATCGTCATGTGGCGCACTTACAGACAATTCAGTTACAGATGCAATACCTGTGAAGAATGTTTTGTCCGGATATTCAAACTTGATGTGAACATTATCACCATTCAAGAATGCTTTTTCGAGCAATTTCAAAGATTCTTCTTTAGGCATCAACAATGTTTCGATGCTGAAAGACCATTCCTTCAAGCCGGCAATCGTAGATTTCCAACCACCGGAACCTTTGTGAGATGCATCGATGCTATCAGCTTTTCGAGATAAATCGCCACTACGTTGGCCACCCAATAAAAGCCATTTGGCACCTGTGTTTTCGTTTGTACCTGTATTTAAGTACAACAAATAATTTTTGCCGGCTGTCGGCATATCGGTTGCAGTAGGTACATAAAGTTTGGTTTCTGCCATTAGTAAATTCCCCCATTAGAATTAGATTGTTTTAGATCATACATACGAGCCTCGAATCGGTACTGTGTGCCAATGCATGGCCTTACAGAACCATTGTCGGCTGTCTTATTGGTACAGCGAATATCTACAATCTGATATCCGCTGTCCGGTAATATGCAAACATCCTCATTGAGTTCACCGCATTTGTTTCGGAAATCAATCAATATAGATTCGATTTCACTCTCCAATTTGCAGATGGCCTCATAAGCAATAGCAAAATCATCGGTATCGCTGCGAATCCAAGTTTCGAGATAGAACTCTTGTTTGAGCATCGCTTGAACTTTGCCATCAATTGGCAGCGTTTCGCCTCGACCTAACAATATAAGACCTTGCTCATCGACTCCGGCATTCATGGGATTTAAGAACCCAAGTTCTACCCTTCCGCCAAAGTCAGAGGATTCAATTGCATATTTAATTTTGTTTAGTAGTTCAAGCCACATATTAGCCACCTCTATATAGTGGAATTGTGCGATATCCTACATATTTACTTGGTTGCCCTGTCAACTGTTCAGCAGTCATCTGACCTTCAATCCTTGCAATTCTATCGTTGATATATCGCAATTTCTTGGAATAGTAGTCATCATCTTGCCCATTACGATTGTATTGTCCGATGAGCGATGCAGCCTTATTCATAGCGACTTCTCGGTAAGCGTAAAGCGTAACCAATTCATCCACCACGAATGACCGCACCACATCAGCATTGGGAACTCCCAAGCGTTTCGCCAATACATAGAGCCAAGACTCAGCCTTCTCAAAGTCAGATTCTCGAACATTAGGGCCTAACAGTTCATCGTTGAACTTCATATCTTGAAATTGATATAGCATCATCACACCCCTCACAATTTAAAATGGAGATTGTTTCTGCTAGCGCTTACTTTCACGCTCTCAGCAACATCATTGAGTGCTACACCCACAGCTTTGGAGAATATCCCTCGGATTCTATCTTGTGAGCGGTCTAATGCATCATACAAGAATGGATCCGCAGCAGTTCCCTTGTGATGTACCTTCTTAGCGAACACGAACCCATTGCCACCAACAGGCACCCATCGGAGTGCCTTCTTGGTGTTTGGGAATATATCATGTTCTTTCGTGCCTTCGTGTACAAAAGGGCCATAAGGTGCAACTTTATTGTCGATATAGACTTGTGCAATCTTATCGCTAATTAGTCGCACATCAATGGCTCTCTCCAATTGCCGTGTTCTTGATGTGAATCCATGATTTTCTTGCGCAGTTGATTGCACAACTGTGGCACTAGCCTTCACGGCCTGTGTAAGCCGTTTCTCAAAGATTCCTCGTGTATCCATCTATTTTTTACCGGATTTTTTGGTGCTTTTGCCTTCCTCTACAGGTTCCTCAGCGGATTCCTCTACAGGTTCCTCGATATTTGGTTGCTCGATTGTTTCGAGCGGTTCCAACACGAAACCTTGTTCGATTAAAGCATCACGCACATAATCATCATCGGTATATTTAACTTCGTTTAGTCGGATTAAGCGATATTTCTCCATAGTTACCCCCTATTAAGCGCCAATATTTGCCCATACAGCTGCCAAACGCTCGTTTGGAACCCAAACATCATGGAACTTGCGATAATCCATCGCCCATGCGTTTGCTTTTTGATATGTCATTGGGTCAAAGATGCGCATTGTGTCTGTTTTAGAAACAGCGATTGGACTTCTGCGGCTCATGATAATCCAGTTCACACCTTTTGCAGCTGTGTCGGCCTTGAAACCACCGGCCTCTTGGCCTGTTGTTTTACCATCTTGGAATACGAATGCAGATTTCATGCGGTCAGATGTAACATTGATAATTGGAATATCGTTGTACATTTTTACTCGTGTATTGATTGCACCATGTTGGAATTGAGAAACATCAACTTGTTTTGCGAATTTCTCATTGTTATTCAACATTTGCTGTGCTTTGTAGGACATGAGAATAACCAAGTCATTAGCATCGCCAATAATATCAAGGATGTTGTACAAGTCAGCATCCAACTTTTTCAACACATCAGCCTCAGCCGGATTGTATTGAGTTACTTTATTGGCCTGTTTCGCCAATGCTGTGATTTTAGAGATACGATATGCATCAACTTCCGGAATTACACGAGTGCGTTGGAACTCTGCCATCACTTTTGTTGCATTTGCTACGAAGTTGGATTCGTTCACAGTCATTGCATCCAATGTGAATTGTCGACCACGGTCTTGTGTCATGTTGTAATCTTTGTAGGATAAGGAAACAGTACCTTTGTTATAACCTTCTTCTCGGTCATAAGCTGCCAAGCCTTGCATGGACAATGTAGGGATTTTTACTGTATCGCCGCCATCATATACAACATCGCCGGCATTTACTTCCATAAAGCCTGTTGCTGCTTCCATAATCATTTGTTGGTCTAATACCGTTTGAAAATTCTTTGCTGCCTCAATTGTGTTTAAAGCCATAATTCACCTCATATTGTTTGTAAAATAGATTAGCTTTTTGGCGGTTCTACACCGGCCAATTTAAACATTTCAGCGAGTTGGGAATTGCCGCCCATTGCACCACCGCTCGCACCACTTCCGGCTTGTTGGTTGGACTTAACTGCCCATGTTTTTCCTTCGAGATAGGCGGAAGTGCATTCTTCGATTGTGCCGATAGAACCATCTTCCTTTGTCCACCCATAGGAACCATCTTCTTGAACCTTGATTTGTGGTGTGATTAGCTTTGCTAATTCTTGCGGATCAATTGCATTCGCTTTTGTTAGTGCTGCAATCGTTTGCGCACTAATTTCGGAATTTGTACGCTTTTCAATCTCTTCAAGGCGAGCCTTCTCGGATTTCTCATTCTTTTCCATGAGCGTTTTCACTTGCTTTTCAAGTGCAATGAACTCCGGACTCTTATCGCCTTTGTGTGCCTCGTAATCTTCGACCTTACCCTTTAACTCATCTCGAGCTGATGTTAAATCGGTAATCTGTTTCTCGAATTTGAGGCGGTCAGCTTTGGCACCCTCGTTGATGCGAGATATTTCGCCTTTGAAACCTTCAACAAGTTCCTTGCCACCTTCGAGATTTTCAAGTTTGCTGTACAATTCTGCTAAAGTCATGTGTCATTCTCCTTTTCAACATGAATTTCGCCATCTTTCGGCTCACCTAATTGATGGCAATATAAAAGGCCTATGAGTTCGCTCTCATAGGCCTGTAGGTCTAAATATTTGATTTTTTGCTAGGCTCACGCAATTGGAATGGTTCATCATTCCAACCCCTCGCCAATGTAGTCCATGATGTTTTGCCTTTGGCCACTAACTTGCGACCTTCAACACCCAATAACTGCTCTTGATGTTGCTCTGATAGAGTATCAATGTAAGCCTTGCCGCCTTTTTCGATATTCTCATGTGCAGCATCCATATCCACCTCGAAATCATATACAGGATGGCATAAGCACATACAATGTGGATGTGCCGGCAATCGTGGGAATTTATCTTTTGGGTAGACACCTTTTCCCAAGCCATATAAATCTGCATTCGCATAGAAATCGCAGATATCATATCTTGGATGCCTACTCCCTAACTTCCATTTCAAAGCAACTACATCAGGATCATTCATATATCGGCTCATCTGCCCATCAGCGTATGCCCTCGCATTCTCTGTGCGAGCAATACGCTCGGCATGATATCGAGCCTTCTCTTGAACAGCCACTTGAATTGCCCTGTTGAGGTCAATTGTGTTCCCATCTTCAACTGCTCGTATTACATCAGAATACGCAGCACGAAGGGATGGTGTAGTGTTCTGCTCAACCTTCCTCGCTGCTTGCCTAATGGTACGCTCGAAGGCTTGCTGACCTTCCTCATCGTTCCATTTAGGTCGCTTTAAGGATTTTACTTTGTTGATTACATCCGGCAACTTGGCAAGTGGTATCTTAGCACCATAGCCATATCCATCGAATATTGCCCTTGCGGTTTCGATATTACTCTTGCCTTGTTTAATTGCCTTCTTAATCTCAGCAGCCACATCCTTCCTCACTTGTGGTGATTTGCCATGTAACCGCTCAGATAGTGTCAATTTATCATGAGTCCATGCTCTCTGCATCGCCAATGAGATTGCCTTAGTTGAATATGGCATCTTATTTCGCTTTGCCCTTTTAGGTATTAGAACGCTATGGAATCCACGTTCAAAATTATGCACCAAATTAGCCTGTAGAGGTGCCTCTAACATTTCCATAATAGGAAAGTCCTTATAAGCGGTTTGAACCGCCATATCGACTGAATATCCTAATTCGATTAATTCCTTAACCATGGCCTCAAAGGATTCTAGTGCCTCATTCAGCGTTTGGCTCGTTGTTTTCTTCGCCATCGTCATCACCTAAAGGATTATCAAGGTCGAGTTTTGAGTTTGCCTTATCTTGCTCACGTTCAGCAGCAGACTTCTCAGCCTCACCGATGATGGAGTCCTTAACCTTCTTATCAAGGTTTGGCATATAGCTATCAAGAACTCGTTTCAAGATTTCAATATCGAATGTCGAAGATTCAAATTCAAGGTCTTTCGCCTGTTGGGCCTGTGTTAGGCTTTCAGTAACATCATTTACTTTGAAATCTCTCGGATATTCGCATTTATAATTCACTTGATCATTGCTCCACAGTTTGTAGAGTTCAATGATATCCTTCTCAGCCTCTTCGCATTGTACAGAGAAATCAGATAATCGCTGATTAGTACGCTCGAAATCCCATTGCTTTGCAACACCGCTCTTGGCTTGCTGAACACCGATTACAGAGTCAATACCGCTCATCCGATACATTTCATTGATGAGTTTATCGATTTGAGCCATCAATACCTCTGCCGGCCCTTTATCCGGAGCAATGAAGTCCGGTGCCTTAGAGGATTCCACAGGATATGCGAGCAAGTTATCTGTGCCGATTGTGATATCTTGCAATCCATTGTGGTCAACAGGCATCGTGAGGATTGAGAATGTTTGATTGTATAGTATTTGAGATAACAAGGAGCCCAAGTTATACACATGGGCATTGGTTTTGGCAATTGATAAGAACTCCGGTGGTGGTAACATATCGACTTTGCGAGATGCTCTACCAAACCATTGAACGATTGGGATTCTGCCAATGTTATGCTCACCACTTGCGATGACCTTGCCACCCAACTCCTTAATCACCCAAGAATTAGGTGTCCATGTGTGCATCCTTGTAATCTTGGAGCCATCAGAATTGAACAGATTGGATGTATAAGAGAAGGATTTCAACTTCCCTTTATCGTCAAATTCATAGTTCGCCACATTTTTAGGCTCAACTGCTGTGAGATAGGGCATATTTCTGCTCGATAAGTTATCGGCTAATGTTTCACCGAACTCGCTCACATTATCGACTACTATATACATCACACCATACAACTTGGCCATTGTGGCATTTTGTCGAACGAACTCTTGCAGCGTAGTGCCTTGTCGGTCTACATTGTGAAGGAACTCCTCGAACATTTGGGATTTATTGTATTCCCTTTTGATATCATCCTTAAATATCGGATCTACAGAGGCATTCAATATTGGCCCTGTGTAGTTTAGATAGTAGGCAATACTTCGTCTAAACTGAATAGACTCTGAACTCTCACGAGTGTGGGCCGTGATTGCACTACCATTGGCGAACATCCCACTACCATAATATGCATCATGCAGAAGTTCGTATTCACCACTTCTTGAATTAGAAAATTCTGTTGCCATTCAATATCCTTTCTAATTAATATTAATCCGACCGCTCTTGATTTGCGGTGCATTAATCTTCTCGGCAATACCTGTTAGGGAATCCGGAGCATCATCATGAGCATTCTTACCTTCCCTTTGGTATTTCATTACATCGCTCGCAAATTGAGGCCATCTATCTCGCCAATTGCGAGGGAAATATATATGATTCATCACCCATGTGGCATTGGATTGAATACGAGCAATCTTATTGCCACTTTGGTGGAATGCATTTATAGAACATTTGTTTGAGTTATACTTATTGAGCAATATCTCACGCACATTTCGACTGAACCCTCGCCCACCATTATTGGACTCGATATCAGCCACATTCACATTGTTTCGATATAGCATATCAGCTACTGCCGGCTCCGTGATTTCCATCGAGTCCTTCGTGTAGATGATATCCAACACATATGCCTCGTTGTTGTACACACCATATGTGATGCTAGATAGATAATCGCTGCCGGTATCTGCTGTATCTGTGTAATTCTTAATACAGGAGAATACAGGATTGCCATTCACATCCGTTGGAACCTCATCATAGGTTAGGATTTGCGGATATAAACAGCCTTTCAAATCGATAGGCACTTGCTGATAGTTCGCACTTGCGATATCTTCACCCATCGCCCTCACCTTAGATTCGTAGGATGCTTTAGATAGGACTTCCTCGCATAGCATCGAGCCATCATCTTGCAATGCCTTCATTGTGATTACTTTGGCTTTGAATAACGGATCATCCTTGAAATGCTCGATTGCTCTTCCGGCCAAATCATCAGATGCCCATCGCGTCATGATGATAATTATCTTGCCGCCTTCCTCTAAACGTGAAAGCATCGTATTAGTGAACCAATCCCAATGCCCTTCCTTGATGTTGGCATTATAGGCCTCTTCACTGTTCTTGATAATGTCATCGATAATCATGAGTGAACAGCCGAAACCGGTTGCAGTACCTGTTGGCGATGTAGCTAGATAAGAGTTATTTTGACCTTCAATGCTCCACAAATGAGCCTGTGCATCACCTACAGCCACCTTCGTGAATGGGAACACATCCGAGAATACCATGATATTGTCATCAGCCTTCGCCTCTTGAATAGAGTTCCTAACAGATTTACTGAACATTTTTGACAATGTTTCGTTATATGAACCTGTCATAATCTTGGCTGATGGGTTATTCCCAATGTGCCATTTGGTCAGCATCTGCGCTGTTCTACTCTTGCCATGTCGAGGCGGCATATTCATGATCAGCACATTATATTCATCGCCCTCTATGAACGATTGCAACTCATTGCACAACTCCACGAGATAGGCTCTATCCTTACGATAGAAATCACCGGCCATCAAATGGCAAAAATAAAAGAACTCCCTTCTTGCGAGTTCCTTCTTTGCTGCTTGTATAATCTTTTCCTTATTCATCATCAATCAGCGCCTTTATATCAGCTGTATCGATTCCATCAAACGGATTATTCACTTCGATGTTGGCATCTACCTTCTTAGAATCTCGCCACACTTCCGGTTTGCGGTTCTTTAGCCAAAAGATTAAGGATGTAGGGTTCGGAGCCATGTCCTTTGTTACCCTCTTCACTTCCACAATCTCGCTCTTGCCACTTTCCTCGTCATCGATTCGCACACTTGTAACTTCATCATAGCTATATCCTAATGCACTTTTAAGCAATGCATTTTCAACAATGATATCAACTACTTCCTTGCCTCTTTTAATGGCATCGTTAAACTTGGGATATCTTTTCTTCCATTCGTAGAGAGTGCCTATATGAATGCCTATATTATGAGCAATCTGAACATCAGTCAATCCATCTCTTGCCCATCCCTCTAATCGCAGAAGGTTATCCTCTTCAAGCCATTTTTTATACAGGCCTTTTCGACCTGTTTCATATGTCTTTTCCCCTTTCACACACTCACCCCCATTCATGGAAATATGTAATTGAACGCAAAATACCCCATATCGGCGGTTGTAACCGATACAGGGTATCTTCGCAGTATGTGTCGTTAAGAAAGGAGGATATAAATGAAACGTGTAATTCACCTATCACCAATAACATTATAACTCTATTCAAAAGAGGTGTATATGAACACTTTTTGAAAGGTTTCTATTGTATGCAATCTTTTATAATGCATACGCTCCGAAGAAGTATATCGCTAAATCCTCAGTCGCTGCATTTAGCCAATTATACACATTCCTTTCGCTAGTGCCACGCTTTTCAGCGATTTCAGATATACTCAGTCTGTCGATATACCTATCATATACACAATCATAATATGGTCTATCCATTTTGATGCAGTATTCCTTGTACACCTTCATCATCTCATCAATATGGTAGATGATGAGTTCAGTCCTTCGCTTGCTTGCTAGAATTGACTCTATTTGAAGGAATCCCTTGCGATTGAACACCTCATATAGTACCGCTTGCAAGTCTGATGGTGTGAGTGTTTCTTCACTCTTAGCAATGGCATTCATACAATGCTGTTTCATTGCCACATATCCCTCTAGCAGCACAACTGTATTCTTGACCGCCTTCTCATTGCGTTTGTCCAACATATCCTCATTATGCTTGCGATATACCTCGATTGCAGTCTGTGTTGCCACCTTCACAATCTTTGATAGCTCTTCATCCGAAATTTTAAATGGCTCCGGTTCCGGTGGTTTAATATATCCCATTCAATCACCCCCAAATCAAATGCACACAAGCAACGAACAGTAAAATCACACCTAATGCAATAAGAATGCTAGCCGCAATATGGGTTATAAGCATAACTGTTAGGCGCTTATTAATTTCTTTCTCTACAGCATAGTGCGCCGCCAATCGTGCTTTTTCTATTCTATGTATTCGGCTGTAATCTGTCGCATCTTTTAGATGCTGATGATCATCAATTTGTTTCTTAGTCAAAATATTCACTTCCTACCAACACCGGCCTTCCATTACTCTTCACCTTATATTCGAGTTCCCTTATCAATCTAACCCCATCAGGCACTCGACCATTTCTGAGCAGCCATTGGAGTGCCAACCGGTTCATGCCGGCATCTAACTCCTCACGCTCTTTTGATGTAATCGATTTAACCACTTTCTTATCGCAAATTTCTTCCCTCGCCTGTTCCTCGATAGCTGCAATTAATTCCTTGCTCACACTCGAAACATTGGGGAACCATTGATGACACTCTGCCAAATAGAATGTATCTCGGCCGCACTTCTTAGCCATACGCAAGCCGGCCTCTTTAGCTTTTGCGAGTCCTACAATTTCATTTTCTCGTGTCCACTCCACGCAGCCATTATCGAGATATGCCACATATGTTGTATTCACGGCTTACCACCTTCCGCCAATCGAATCTCGTGAGCCTTAGCCACCATATTTGAAATAGCATCCTTCACTTCTTTGCTCCACGAAGTTCTTCCGCCTGTATATACATAAACATCGCCATTCTCGTATTTAGCAAAGTGGAGTGGGTACCATATACCACCATCATATAACTTCGCATATACAGGTGTATCAGTTGCGACCTTGCTCCAATCTGTGATACCTAGATATTTACCGATATCAAGAAAATTCGGTTCGTTAAAATCCGGCAATAAATCTGCTATAGCATCAAGTCGATGGTATTTATCACGCAATAATGTGGAACCATCCTCTCGTTGCTCCGGTTTCTTCTCCACACCTACATAACCAAATACATCTCCGAGATAAACTATATATTTGATTCCTTTATCGTGCAGTTGTTTAAGCAGCCACTCTCTGCCTTCTCTATTTGATATCATACTAACCCCCTAGTGTTGGGCATTCACATACCCAATCCCATAACTCTTGTTTCTTGAATTTCTCAATCTTATAACTCAGCTGCTCACCATTGCGACTGAACTCAAACTCCTCTGTGAACAGCATCCCTTTTTCATGGCACTTACCTCTGATATCTATATGGTATTTCTTAGCAATCGCAGAGTACTCATCCGGATTAATTTGCCATGCGTGTCTGACCTTAGCAGCAAAGATAACAAAACCATCATTGATTTCGATATCACTCGTTGCTTCCGGTACATCATAAGGACTGATATATGACCTATTCATAGATTTGAACCACGCAGCATAAGGTGTCATGTTCGGTTCCAAGATATCATTCTCAATCTTAGGCAATGAGCCATCGAACTCACCTTTGATGAAATTACATATCTCTTCCGGTGTGCCTCTAAACTTTACCCAACCTTCACAACAATTTGCCATTTATATCACCTCTATTTCAAATGTACTTGCAGCAATCTTTCAACTTTTCTTAGATGAGGGATAGGATTATTTACATATATGATGGAAATAATATCACTCGCCTCGAATACTCTGTATATATCACGCTCTTTTAATCTTATGAACGTGCGATAATGCCTTTCATCGGCTATCATCTTGGCATATTCCACAGCGACCTTCAATCGGTCATTATCTATCCCATCAATACAAGTCAAAGTCAACTCCGGCCTTCCAATAGGAATTTCTCTAATCATAAATTCCTCAAACCCATACTTTTCTAAATCACCAACACTCGGCACCACACATCACCTTTCTCCCTTCTGCTTGCTAATCAATCTATATAATTCGTGTTTCACATATAATCTTGTATGTTCCACACCTTCATCAAGTTGCCCCATGATCATTCTTGTTGCATTAGCAACAAAAGATAAATCAACTCTTACATGATGCCCTTTGTAACTCCATATATATCCGTCAACTCTCGGATATCTGTCCAAAGGGTTGATAGTGAAATCGCACTCCGGAACTACAATGTCATTTCCCATAACGATAGTTAGTGCAAACCTTAACGATTGCAAATCTAATGTATTTTCACTCATAATCACGCATCATATCCAATCACAGCGCAAGATGCAGCAGCCACACCGCCGGAAATCACCATCACGGAGAATGACCGACACACAGCCTCGAATCCAACTCCAAACAAACCTATCAACCACAACATAATCGCAATGCACATTGATGCAAATGCAATTAGAGATATAATCACAGCTATCACACATAAAACCGCTGCCAAATTTTTCATATAATCACCCTTTCATCTGATATTCAAATTTAATATCTGTTTCTTTCGCATTAATCATAATAAAAATACTATGATGTGCCGGAGATTTCGTATGCTCTCCGGTTTCACTTATGAATTTAACTCGCTTAGTCGGTATATATACGCTTATATTTGTCTGACTAAATAGTTTATGCCTTTGTACCCCCCCCAGTGTATCTATGGGTAATACCAGTACACATGGCTTTCGTGTTTCAATACATCGAGCTATGATTTCGTCTTTATTGCTATATGGTGGGTTAGATATTAGATAATCAAACTCATATTGACTTGTTAAAAAGTCAGTAATGCCATATATAGCGGATGGATCATATTCTTTAGTAATTACTTTTGTAAAATTACTTTTCTCCGTGTCGAATGGCAGCAATATTTTGGCACCTTTAGGTGGCGGAAATATATCGAGCATTGTTTTTACAGTTTCAAGCGGTGTATACCATTCATCAGATTTTAATCCTGTTATTAATGCCTGTTTCATTTCAACCTTTCCAATTTCATATATCCCCTCTAGTACAATTTTCTATATTTAAACCTTCGAGCAATTCGCCCATCTTTATGTTTCATGTAAGCGACCATATCGCCATCGAAGTTCTTGATAACTCGTTGTGCTGCAATATATTCGCTATATTGGATATAGGCATCACATTTGCCATGACACCCCACTTCTCTAAACTCGCAATCCTTACATGGTGATTTTGACATATATCATTCACCATCGCTCTCCAATTGCTCGATTTTATCTAATAAATCAAACACCTGATCACTTGTTAAATATCCGATCACATCATCTGTGATTGGTGTGTCATAACAAAGTTCATCATGATGCAATACCGCCAATTCATAAGGATGTGCATCATCACAATAAGCAATTTCACCGGTAATTACAGATGCGCCATATCCGTTATCAAACTTAAATTTCCATTGTGCGCCATCCATTCGCTCATTACATTTCACAAATCCACTATGACTATTGAAATCCCTTTTATTTTCCATCACTCATATCTCCTTTTTTACTTTCCTGTACTACCAAATCCACCCCTTCGGCACTCCTTGATATCATCCGCATCATTTACAGTTGTGCCATATGGTGTGAATATCCCTTGAACCAATCTTTCACCCTCCTTCACATAGAATGGAACCTTGCCCATATTGATGAGAGGAATCATAATGTGTCCTTCATTCTTTTCATTGTTGTAATAGTCTGCATCGATGATGCCTTGACCATGAATGAGGCAAACCTTATTGTTGATTGCTACGCTGCTGCGCATATGTAGTCCTAGATACTTATCACTATCGATTTGGCATTTCAATCCTGTAGGCACTAGCACCACATCGAATGGATTTATCACCATGCTTGTTGCAGCACAGATATCATATCCGGCACTTAATTCGCTTTTTCGAGTCGGCAATTCAATGCCTTTATGTTTATAATCCTCTACGATTTCAAATTTGTTCATTCTTCCGTTTCATCTCCCTATTTCTAGCTACTAACTTATTGCCACACGCTCTGCCACAGGTCAGCTTTGTGGATGACTTATAAGGAACATCAAACACCGCTCCACAGATTACGCAATGGCGAGTGGTTAAGGGAATAATATCCCCTTTTCTATTGTTGAATTTGTATCTTACAGGTGTGAGATGCGTTTCAGTCATTGGTGTGTCATTCCACACCGGTAAATCTTCCAAGAAGTTTGGAATCTTATTCCTAAAACGATCATGCACCGCTTTTCCGGTTGTAATAGTCATGTGTGTGGTTTCCTTTCCTCTAATCCTCAACTATCATGAGGCGCTGACTGAGGTCTACTTCATTGAGATATATCTCTTCAACCCCTTCAATATCGTGGACTTCCGGACAATCGATGCTGATGTAATCATTCAAATCTCTTTCGATTTCTTCTGCCTTGCAATGTGCATCCTCTAATGATTCAGCACGAACTACAACATCAACATCGAGTGTGCCTCTGTATCTAATACGAAATTCATTCATAGCTTGAACCCCTTCTTTCTGTAATCCAAATATGATATAGAGGTGGGATATCGTTTCTTCTTCGATATCCCCTTATTCTTCGGCTTGCTCACCTTCGGCTTGTTGGTGGTGTCGCACCTTCTCGCCTTTAGTTGATGCAATACACTTTCATCGCTCGCTGCATTGATAGTTATCTCTACACGAGGGTTTTCTTTATCAAAACCCACAATATGTGAGCCATTATAGTCGGCTATCCACATATCATCTGAGATTATCGCTGCATCTTGCAGAATGTCGCTTGTGGCTTGTAGTAACCCAACGAGATCAGGCCAACTTCTCCAATCTGCTAAATAGTAGCGGCAACAGATTGAGATAGGCCCATCATAGGACTTCACTAGGTTAAGATTATTTAGTTGCTCTAACGCTTTTTTTTGATAACTTGAAAATGCTTTTGATGGTATGAGTTTCATGTTATTGTCAATCTTAACGATTCGACTTCCGTTTTTCTTGGTTCGTGGTGAACCATAAATTACTACTTCCACATTGCACCTCTATATTTCTGCTTTAATTTTCTAATTCTATACCCCAAATTTAACCGCTGAGGCTTATCTAACATTTCCCTCGATAGAATTATCGTAAAAATTTGAAACTCGCCTTACAGAGCGTTTAAATCAATTGAGTGGTTTATCCACCTCCTCGCCGAACTCACCGGTGATTTTAGCGAATGTTTTATCAAGTGCCTCAATGCCATCGACACCGGCCTTCGCTGCGGTGAATCCAATCACCATTGCATCGAAGAATTGTTTCTTATCTGAATCATCAATCATTGATTCAAATATCACCTGTGTGGCTGCTGCGCATAATGCTGTAGCAACTGATTCAGCACTTTGCCACTCGCCTTCCTTGTATTTAATTTTGAGATTGTGATTTTTTCTTTGATTTTGATTTTTCTCATCGATGGGATGCTCCTTTAAATATTGCCTCTTCATATTCACCTCTGAGGCGGTCATAAATGCGTTGGCTGTAATGATCTTTAGTCCACCCATCGCTGTAATTCGTTGTTAGTACAATAGGTTTCATTCGGTTGTAGCGGTCTATGATTATAGACTCAACCTTTGCTGATACCCATTCAGATTTTGAATACTCTGCTCCAAAATCATCGAGGAGTAGCAGCGGAATATTTCTCAGTTTTTGCTCATAGTTCATGAATGCCACGTTATCCCCCTTTGATAACGTGAGCATATTATCCAAGAGGTTTGGCATCGAAATCATCATTCCGCCTTTGCCCATGTCAATCGCTCTTTTTAGCACACTCACCGCAATTGATGTTTTTCCTGTGCCGGCCGGCCCTCTGAGGATTAATCCCTTTCCGAAATCAAGATTGTATTTGAGGTTATCCGCATAAGCCTTCACAATTGCATATGCCTCTTTATTTTCTGCCGGAAAAGTTCCATGTTCACGCAGCCAATCAAATGACATGGTTGCATATCGTTTTGGGATGCCGGCAATGTCATAGGCTCTTGATTTTTCATCACGAACCACTATCGGACTTTCATAAATTGGATGAAAGAACTCATATTTAGGTGGCTCCGTGAACCCTCGCTGATTCTTTGTCCCAATCGACTTGTTCATCTTTTTTCGCAGATTTTCGATCATCTGCGTAGGATTGTATTTTTCTATTTTTCAACACCCCTTCAATGTATTTCACATTGGCTGTTCCCTTCTCTTTGGCCACTTCCAATGCACTCAATACTTCATCGACACCATATTCAAGAACTAGGCTTTCTAAAACTTCCATTAAATAAGAAGAGATATCACCAAAATTATTCAACCAATTATTGAATACAGGTTGTAGAAAACTCTTTTCTTTACTTTTATTTACTTTATATTTACTTTCCTTTATATTTTCTTTTCTTTTCTTTACTTTACTTTGTTGCATTTCAGCACTCATTAATTGAGTTTCTGTAGACATAATGTCAACATTAACTGAGTTATTGTAATCATCATGTAAACAGTATGCAGTCAATAACATGGGTTTCTTCCGTCTTTCTGTTATCTTAATGTAGCGACTTTGTATTCCTTTTGAGGTCAATATTTGATGCTGCTTATACATATCTGCGGAAAATAAATCAACCTCACACGCTTTTTCGATAACAGCGGCCACCATCTCGACACTTGTTCTTGTATCAAATGCGATGAGATTAATCTCATCATCAGTAACCTTCATAAAGTAACCTTCATCTTTATAGATATTGGTTAAAATGTAGATGATTACAGCAATTGACGAGGCCCCATGTGCCATCATGATTTTTCTGATTTTGATATCAGATAAGAAACCCACATTTAGAGGGAAGTAATCCACCCCTTTCGCTATTGGGCGAGCCATTTATTACCACCTTCCTAGAACTTTACATATTCTTTAGATCTGCCCATCTTCAAATATCCGATTTGAAGAGCATAATCAATCATGCTTTTTACATCATTGGCCGGCACCTTTGTGCGTTTCTCGGTTAGTACGAAGAATAACGGATTATAAGGAATTGGTGAGCCATTTGATTTCAATGCATTCGCCTTGATGGAATCCTTCACAGTAACCCATGCCGCTCCAAACTGTTGCAGCATCTTATCTTCATTGTTCATCTTTCACCTCGTCATTTCCGATTAATTCATTCAATGTTGCCACTTCTGTATTGCAACAAGTACAAACAAAGCAATAGATGGAATATAGTTCATCGATAATTGGTTGCTTAGATTGGTAAGCACCATTTTCTTTTGCAAGTGCCTTGATTCGCATCAATAACACCGCTTTTACTGTTACATCGAACTCATGATTCATTTTGATATCCTTTCTTTTAATACTTTCATCACTTCTGCTGCTTGTGGGCCATGTGCCATTTCGTGGCACTCTCTACATAAGCAAGCTAAATTATCAAGATTCGACAAACCACCTCGGCCACGGAACAGGATATGATGCACTTCCGATGCCATCGCACCGCACAGCACACATAATCCTTGATCACGTTCAATGGCCTGTGGTCTAGTCTTTTTATATAAGGCCTCATCAGCCTTCTTTCGGCTGTTCATCTTCCCACCTATCGAGGAGTGAATTAATATAGCTGCTATCTTCGAGTGCTATGCCTAACTGATTGCATTCCGTAACTAGGCTATCAATCAACCTTGCCATCTGCTTAGTGTCATAGGATGAGGAACCCATATATAGGAATAGGACTGTGGTTCCTTCGATTTTTACGCTTTCGCCCATATCCTCAGCGAACCACCCCAATCCGTTCCGGCTCCATCTATCTATGATTTTCTGTTTAGCACTTGGCAGCACTAACACTCGCTCAAATACACCACATTCTCTGATGGCTCTTTTATATACATCGACCTTCGATATATAGCCATTCTTGGATAGTTCCTTTGCGATTTTCTCGCATAGAACCCAACAGAATGCGTTTGCATTTAAGCTGCGAGATTTTGACTTCTTCTTGATTTCGATGGAATACTCCACATCCTTATCGATATCAGAGAGTTCATTATCTCGTGGAGCCGGCATCATCACCATTACTCCGATAGGGGATTTAAAGGTTTCAATTCCCTTTGTAATCCATTTCATTAGTAGCTATTCACCCAAGCCTTTAACTGTTGAATTTCACTCAAATCTAGTTGAGTGCTAATTTTATTGAAGGTAGCTTTCGTATATTTGGCCAAATCGGATTTCTCGATGCCTTTTGCTGTTGCTAACTCAACAACTTCATTCAAGGCTTGAATTGTAACCTCGGATACATTGTTGGAGTTGCCATCGTCATCCTCTTCCCACGCAACTCCGAGGATTGAAGAGAGGCTATATCTTCGGCCATACGTTACAACGCTGCCGACACCTTGTGGATCTTTTTTAACCAAAGGCAATGTGAAAGGCTCTGCCTCAATCCACTCGCCACTTTCGTGTAGCAAGCGTGTGGTTACAGTTACACTTCCATCGGAAGTTTCCGGAATCTGCAAGAACGAGATGCCATTCTTTGCCAAGATAGGGCGAACCGCTTGCAGCAACGCATCAAGCGTTACATATTTGCTTTTAAGGAACTCATTCTTTTTATTACGTTCCGGATCCGACACATCAGCTTGGAATTTAGCCAATGCCTTTGATATTTCTACGAGGGATTCACTATGTTTCATATTCTGCTCCATTCCACACCGATTTTATTCATAGTATCTTCGATGATTTTGCGTTGGGATTCGGTTACTTTCACAACATATGTTGTGCGGATAATTTCTTCGGTTTTTACAAATTCCACAGGCTGTTGTGGGAGTGGCAATTCAACCACCACAGGCTCCAACTTATCAACATCGATTGTGTGGGCCTTAGCAGCTTGCATCTCGATTTCTAAGCGTTTATCAAACTCATCAGCGAGATATCCATCTAATTCGGAGATAGAAACATTCATTACTTTGTGAGCCACATCATCGAAGGTGATTGGTGTATTCAATTCATATTGTGAGTTGAATATATCAATCTTCAATTTGACCATTTCTTCCTTCTCTGCTCGCATCTTAGCGAGTTCATCATCGTTATTTTGCTGCGTTAAGAGTTCATTCATTGCGGAATCAATGGCACTTGCTGTGGCATCAATTTTGGCGGTCTTGTTTTGCCACCACTTCGGATCAGCCACAAATCGATTTCGATATTCTTCACGAATACCAAGTGCCTCGAATTTATCTCGAATCATATTCATCACTAACTCTTTGCGTTTCTCGGTTTCGATATTCTCGAACTCTTGAATCTGATTGGAGATAGGTGCCTCTACTCGGCTAACTACAGCAAGCACCTGTTCGAGTTCTGCCGAAAATACATTGTAAGGTTCTTTTAACAAGCGTTTTTGCTCAGTTCCAAATCGCTGCAAGTGTGTGCGAACGCTTACAATCTCACGAAGGACACCCTTCATCTCTTTTAAATTGTCTTGTGTTACAACAAGACCGTTATATTTTTCTAGTTTCTCCTCTAAATATTTGGAGATTTCCTCATTGTTCCATACTGCTCGGCCTACAGATTGAATCAATTGAGGCTCTACATTTTTAACTACTTGAACTTCCATGTGTGTGGTTTCCTTTCTTTACAATTCGTATCGAATCATCTAAAATATAGGTGTGTGGTTGCCTTTCTTGTAATTCGCAAGAAGGCTGAGTGCTATTTCTCCTTTTGAGAAATGGCACTTTTTTTATTTTGTGATGAATATCACCAAATTAATAACAGCAACAGCCATTGTGATAGTGAAGATTGTGGCTGCCAATAGATTGATAATTTTATCTACCATAGATATTCTCCTGTAACCCACCAATAAGAGATGCCGAAGAATAAAAACAGCGTGAATGCTGTGAATACTAGCATTTCAAATGTGCTTGGTTCGTTATTGCGCAGCGCTCTTCGTTTGGCTCTCTTTTCCGCCGCTCTCAATCTGTGAATCCTCATTTTTCCTCTCTTTCCATTCCTCGAAATCAGCTAGATTCTGAGGATTTTTATAAAACTCATATATTGCATCTATTAATAGGTTCATGCGATATCCTTGCACACCGCATCAATGCCTCGGCTTTTCATGATTTCGTGGATCATTAATCTGCCTTTTTGAGTCCATTTTGTGGTGATTTTAGAATCCAATCGACCATCAGAACGTGTGAATGTAAATGTTTCGCTTTTCGTGTAACCTTTGCCCATTTGATTCTTATATAGAATCCATTGGCCACCCACGCTGCGTTGAACCTTTTCTTCTTCGAGGATTTTATTCAAGGCTCTTGCTGTGATATCGTAATCAGCGGCAATCTGCGTTATTGTCAACGCAGATGTGCTGCTTAGGATTTCATCAACATAATCTCTGATTGGCTTAAACTCAGAAATCTGTTGTTCCTGTGCAGCAATCAACACCTTCTGCTCGTTGATTACCATATTTGCGATTTTCAAGGCTCTGCCCATCACCTTCTCCGGTGAGTTCCATTCACGTTCTACTTGGATGAAGTATTCCCTTGCTTGTTTGCCCTTCTCATTTCGTGCAAGCATACATAATTGTTTCCCCATTTCAATGGTGAGTTCATGCTCTGTGATATTTTGTCTACCGCCATTTGAGTTATGGACTTTTTTGTCCGCTACTCGATAATCGATGCCCTCTGTGAATCCGTAATCACACATTCTTGCGAACCATTTTGTGTATGGTGTTTCGATTCCGAGGAACATATGAAGATCTCGACCACTTACGAATTGTTCATCTGTTTCTGTGATGTTGATAGGAATTAAGTTCATATATTGTTCTCCCTTACTTTGCTAATCCGTAGTACTACATCAATTCTGTAATGGACACATTAAAGCATTCAGCTAACTTTTTGAGGCTGCTCACGTTCGCTGAGTTTTTGCCTCGTAACCATTGACCGACTGCCGCTTGGGATAAGCCGGTTCTTTTGGCTACTGCATAAGCACTCATATTTTGCTCGTGCATCAATTCTTTAATTCGTTCCAAATTCATTGCTTTATCACCTTCCTTTTGGTAGAATGAAATTACTAAACTTTTACTTAGCAAAATAATAGCATTTGCATTGCTATGTTTTTGCGTTGCTCTGTGATTACATATTACAACGCAAATGCTACTATGTCCAATTAACAGTTTATAAAAATAATTATTTTTTCTTAAACAGAATAAGGTGAGCATATGGCATTCGATACTATATTTGAAATCATGAAGGAACGAGGCCTTACAGCTTATAGAGTTTCAAAAGATACAGGTATCTCACAGGCCTCTATAGCAGATTGGCGAAAAGGTCGCTCAAAACCTAAGATTGATAAACTCAAAATATTAGCGGAGTATTTTGGTGTATCATTGGCATCGCTGACAGGGGAAAGCAACGATATCGATGATACTCAGCAAATACAAGCACCAAGTGGATATTATGTAGACAAAGAAACGGCCGAATATGCTGAAATGTTACGCACTCGGCCGAATGCTAGACTTCTATTCTCGGCTGCGAAAGATATATCAAAAGAGGATATGCAAAAGGCGGTCGAGTATATTGAGTTTTTAAAATCTAAAAATAAATAATGGTACCCACGCATTGATGGGCACCATAAATGGGGAGTGTGTTGTGTTGGTAGTAAACATAATTTACTGCGATTTACCATGTGTTAAGGCTATCTCAGAAGAAACGGAAGATATAGATACTCATAATATCTATATAAACAAAAATCTCCCTCATGGTCGCATGAGAGAGGAAATTAAACATGAATTAATGCATATTATTAATGATGATTTTTACTTGGACGAACATGTGAACCTTGTCGAACAAATGGTTCGTAGGTCAGAGATAGACGATTCGGAATTGGAAAGCATCGACTTTTATCATCATTTTAATGTGTAGTCATAAATAAGGGGAGAAACTATGAAAGAGTTAATTATTGCGGCTGCATTCGCATTATGCACGTTATCGGCGCAAGCTGTAACATTACAAGATTTAGGTGATTATAATAGATATACTCAGTTGCCTAATGCTATGAATGAACTCCAATTCATGCCGATTGATGTGCAAGTGATACATTCAGATGATAATAATAAGCTAGAAATTATCACACCTATATATAGCTATATGCAAACACATAGGAATTTTGTTATAACCGAATTTGTAAAGCATTATTACTATGATTTCACCAATCGAAGTATTGTATTAGAAATTGCCGAAACTAACCTTATCGATGGTCGCAATGGTAAAACATTAAGAAATGGCAAGCACAAACCACCGAAACGAGTTGAGTTACAACAAAATACATATGGTTATTTAGAGGCCATGATCGCACTAGGTAACGCACAACGTGTTGGCAAATTTACACCACCAACCACAAAATAAAAATAGCCCCCTTGATAGGGGGCTATACTTATACAATTTGAAAGGAAACCACACAATGAATAATTTGAAAGCTGTAATATACGCTAGATACTCATCAGATAAGCAACGAGATGAATCCATCGAAGGGCAAATTCGTGAATGCAGAGCCTTTGCAGAGCGTGAAGGCATCATTATAACAGGCATCTACACAGATAAGGCCCTCTCCGCTCGCACAGACAATCGACCGGAGTTCCTTCAAATGATAGAGGATTCAAAGAAACACCTATTTGATTATGTGCTAGTCTATCAGTTGGATAGGTTCAGCCGCAGCAGAGAGGATAGTGCTGTATATAAAGCTATATTGAAAAAAAATGGTGTTAAGGTAGTAAGTGCGAAGGAGAATATCACCAATGATCCGGCCGGCATAATCTTGGAATCTGTACTCGAAGGCATGGCAGAATATTACTCCGCCGAACTATCCCAAAAAGTCAGACGAGGAATGACAGATAATGCCCTTCAAGGGAAGGTCAATGGCACACCTACCCCTTTGGGTTACGATAAGACAGATGATAAAAGGCTCATCATCAACGAGCGTGAGGCTCGTATTGTGCGAACTATATTCGACCTTTACATCAAAGGCCACTCTATTCCATCCATATGCTCACATTTAAACTCTAAAGGATATCTCTCCAAGCATGGCTCCAAATTCTCATACGCTGTGGTTAGACGGATTTTGAGTAATGAGAAATACATCGGCACGATGCGATGGAATGATATTGTCATCGAGGATGCCATCCCTTCCATTATCTCGAAGGAAATATTCGACAAAGTGCAGCACGAAAAAGGTCATAGAATTAAGAAAAAAGGTGCTAGGAGCGAGTTTTATAATTTGTGTGGTAAATTATATTGTGGTAAATGTGGCGGTCATTATACAGGCAATACAGCTACATCACACACAGGAGCCAAGCATCACTATTATAGTTGCACGAATAGGCGGAAACATAAGACTTGCACAGGGAAGAATATCAAGCGTGATATTTTAGAGGATATCATCATCAACAAGACCATCCATATCTTGAATGAACCCAACACCATCGCTCAATTGGCCAAAATGGCCACAGAGGTAAGCAGCACGATGCTAGGTGATGCGGAACTCGAATTGAAACGCATTGATGCTCGTATCAAGGAACTGCAATCCGAATTAGAGAATTATATGAAGGCCATCGCAAAGGGATTTATATCTGACACGCTACAGAAACAAATCGAGAATGCAGAGGCAGAACTTCAAGACCACATGACACGCAAGACGAACCATGAAATCAAGGCACATCCTATCAAACTAACAGCGGAGCATATTGAGTTCTTCCTATACAAAATGGCAAAAGAAAACCCTACCACCAATACAGGCAGAGCGAGGATTCTTGACACGTTCATTCACTCTGCGACCATATATGATGATAGGGTTGAAATAACCTTCAACTACAACAATGACCTACCCCAATTTAAAGGACAGGTCATTGATGGTTCGTTTTCAGTTAGTGTGGTGGACCACCAGGGGTTCGAACCCTGGACACCCTGATTAAGAGTCAGGTGCTC